CCATAATTGAAGAACGCCTTTCATTTGCTGATTTTACACCAGCAGGCAACAAAGTGCGTTTTGACCTTGACGATTTCTTGCGTGGCAATCCTTATGAGCGTGCGCAAGTGTATGAAGTTTTAAACCGCATTGGCGCAATGAGCGTTGATGAAATTCGTGAGGAAGAAGATATGCTGCTATGAAAAAAGTAATCACACCAATGACAATTACCGCGGCAGATTCCAACAGTCGCACAATTACGGGTCGCATTGTCACGTTTGAGGAAACTGGTAACGCGTCAATTGGCAAAGTTCAATTTGCTGCTGGCTCAATCGAAGCGACCGCGGTTTTGCTTAACCTAGAACATGACCGCACACGTCGAATTGGCAAAACACTTTCAATTGAATCAAACGACAAGGGAATTGAAGCAACTTTCAAAATTGCAAACACAACTGCTGGAACTGATGCACTAGTGGAAGCGCAAGAAGGTTTGCGTGACGGCTTCAGCGTTGAAGTTTCATTTGACGAATATGAGACATTAAAAGACGGAACAGTGCGCATTTTGAAAGGTGAACTGACTGGGGTTGCATTAACTAGCGAACCAGCAATCCGTTCATCACGCGTCACCGAAGTTGCCGCAACAACAGGCGAAGAAGAACAAGTTTCAGATTCAACAATTGAACCTGAAGTCACACCAACAACAGAAGGAGACGAAGTGGAAAACACCGTCAATGACGCTTCAGCCGTAGAGACGGTCGAAGCCGCTCAGTCAATAACCGCACAATCAAATGCAGTGGGTGGCTGGAAGTCAACACCACGCATTGAGTTAACTGCTGCAAAGTATCTTGAAAATAAGGTTCTTGCTGCAACAGGTGACGAAAACGCCCGCCAATATGTTTTGGCAGCAGACAACACAACAGACAACGCTGGACTTGTTCCAACACGTCAGTTGTCAGAAGTTATCAACGGACTATCAACAACAATCCGCCCAAGCATTGACGCGATTTCTCGCGGTGCATTGCCTGACGCTGGTATGACTTTTGAAATTCCAAAGATTACGCAAGTTCCAACAGTCGCAGTCACCGCTGAAGATGCAGCGTTTTCTGATACTGACCAAAATTCCGCGTTCTTGAGCGTGGACGTCAAAAAGTTCGCCGGCCAGCAGAAATTTTCGGTGGAATTGCTTACGAGGACTAGCCCTTTGTTCTATGACGAGTTACTTCGTAACATGGTTGCAGCAATGGCTAAGGCGCAAAACTCATACGTTAACGGCTTGTTAATTTCAGGCTCAACAACAGATGCAACAACAGTTGCAACATATCCAACTGCTGCTGAACTGCTTGGAATTATTGGTCGCGGTGCTGCAAGCGTTTATGGCGCAACTGCTGGACTTGCAAATCCATTTGCGCGCAACATGATTGCGTCAACTGGTCAGTGGTCAAACCTAATGACTTTGAATGACGCTGGACGTCCAATTTATTCACAGGTTTCAAATCCTATGAATCAACCTGGTGTTTCAGTGCCAACAAGTTTGACAGGAAACGTCGCGGGGTTGAATTTGTACGTTGACCCAACAAACGGCGGTGACGGAGACGGTACATTGCTAATCGTTAATCCTGACGCTTACACATGGTACGAAGGAACGTCATACCAACTACGCGCTGAATCAACTGCTGACGGTTCAATTACCGTGGGCGTGTATTCATTTGGTGCCGTGGCGACCAAAATCGCAGCGGGCGCATTCAAAAATAATAAGGCGTAATCGCAACAAACTAATCATGCGCCGTGGTCACTCCCGAACGCGGCGCAGCAGACGAAAGGGACGGAAATGCCAAGTATTGTTTCAACGGCGCAATTGCGCAGCATTCTTGGTGTTTCCGTTTCCCTATATCCTGACAGTTACCTGGACGAAATAATCAACACCGCTGAAGCGGTCATTTTGCCAATGTTGGTTGCAAATACAAACGCAGTAAATGCCTATGAGTTGACAGACAACGTGGCAATTTATTACACCCAACGCGAACACCATTTTGTTGCTGGTCAATCAATTATTGTGACGGGATTACCTGCACCTTTCAGCGCAACAGTCACCGTTGTTAAAACAGGCGTATTTCATTTCACCGCGGCAATCACAAGTGCAAATGTGACCTTGCGCGACATTATCCCAACAGGCACGGCCACACTTTCAGGCTATTCTGCCGTTAATATTTACGCCAATTCACCACCCATTGAATCAGCCATTTTGGCAGTCAGCGTTGAAGTCTTTCAATCACGCGTGGCCGCTGGTGGAGAAATCCAGGGTGTAGATTTTGCTAGCACGCCATATCGCATGGGTAGAAGTTTGACCAACCGTGTAAGCACATTGCTTCAGCCGTTTTTAGATGTTGAAACGATTTGTCAATGACCGCATCAACAATTTCTGACACCCGCGCTGCCCTGGCAAATGCATTTTCGGCTTTGGCTGCCAATGTGTACGCATCCGTTCCCGAATCGCCAATTCCTCCAGCAATAGTGGTTGTTCCAAATTCACCTTATATGGAAGTTGTGCTAATCGGTAAATCACAAACCAAAGTTAAACTTAATTTTGCAATTACGGCAATTGTCGCTTCCAATAGCAACGCAGGTTCATTAGATAACCTAGAAAAACTAATAATCGGAATTCTTGCGGCAATGCCGTCAGGATATGTTGTGGACGTTGTTGAAAAGCCAACAGTGTTGGAGGTTGGGCAATCCCCAATGCTAGTGGCCGACATCAACGTTTCAACTTATTACACACAGACAATCTAAGGAGTAAAAATGCCAACAACAGTAATAACTGGGCGCGACGTCACCTTTACTATTGGTGGCAATAATTTTGATGCTCAGGCAACTTCAGCAGTTCTTTCAAACTCACCAACAATGGTTCGTTATCAGACACTTGACGGTGTTGTTAATCGTCACATTGATGACGAATGGACTTTTGCCGTTGACATGTTAGCCGACTGGGGCGCATCACCTTCATTGTGTGAGACGCTTTGGGGAGTAACAGAATCAGCACCGAACACAGGAATCACAACAGTATTGACCGCCGCAACTGGTGCAGTGTTCACATTCTCAGTGCTTCCAGTGTTTCCAAGTGCAGGCGGTTCTGCACCTGATGCACAGACCGTTTCAATGTCATTTGTTGTCATTGGATTACCAGCAGAAAACTTCAGTTAAACTAACCAATCGGGAGAAAAAATGAAACTACCAATCACAGTTGAATTCAATTCGGGCGAGTCAGCCACTTATGTGGCTGCTCCACCTGAGTGGGTCAAATGGGAAAAGTCAACAGGTCACACGATAAGTCAGGCGCAAGAAAAAATTGGAATATCCGATTTGGTCTTTTTGGCTTATCACGCCATGAAGCGGGAAGCCGCTGGAAAGCCAGTAAAGCCAATTGAAGCGTGGACTGAAACCATTGCTGATGTGGTAGTCGGTGAGGCAGACCCAAAAGTTACAAAGTCGGAAGCCTAAACAGAATTGTTTGGGAATTGGTCATTGCGACTGGTTTGCCCAAATCGGAATTTGAATCGGCTGAGGACATTCTCACTGCAATAGAAATTTTGGAGAGGCGCAATGGCTGAAGATGCGGTTGCCTACGATAAGGCAGAATTGCGTGCAGTCATTCGCGCTTTCAAAGTCATGGACGACGATTCTATTGCTGCCGCCAAAACCCAATCCAGCGCATTAGCCGATTATCTTCAAAGAAAAATCCAAATGAAGGCGCATCAAATAAGGTCATCAAAAGTGGCGGGCAAAATTGCTGACGGTTCCAGGGTTAGCAAATCGTCCAAAATAGGTGAAATTTCTTTTGGATTTGCTGGTCAAAAATTTAGCGGCGGGGGCACAACCCAAAAACTTTGGGGCGGTTCTGAATTTGGGTCAAACAAATACAAGCAATTTCCAGTGTGGTCAGGGCGTGAAGGTCGCGGTTCCCGCGGCTGGTTTATTTACCCAACCTTGCGCGCCGAACAACCATATTTGGTGCGAGAGTGGGAAAATGGCTTTGACAAGATTCTAAAAGAATGGGACAGATAAATGGCTCAAAGTAGAACGCTCAAACTTGCGTTACTTGCAGACATTGCTGACTTCTCGAAAAACATCAACACGGCTGGTGGGCAAAGCAAGACATTGGGTGACCAATTTGAAGATTTTGGCAAAAGAGCAGCATTGGCATTTGCGGCGGCTGCCGCGGCCATTGGTGCTTACGCTGCCGCAG